GTCTATCTGCTAAATGGTGTAAAACCATATCTCCTAAGAAAATAGCTACATGATTTAAAGTTGGGTGCATTATAGACATTAACAATACATCTCCAGCTTCTAACTTTTCTTCTGATCTAAGTTCTCTGAATCCTGTTCGCCACGCATAATCTTCAAATAAAGGATTCTCTAAAAATTCCTGTGGTGTCATATTTCTTGCATAATCTTTCAGTTCTATACCTTTTTCTTGTGCGTACCAATCAACAACTAAACTCCAACAGTCAGTAACACCCCATACCCACGGTCTTCCTAGTAATTCTGGAACGTAACCTTCGGGAATACATTCACCCCATTCACCTGTCTTAGGATTAACAATATGCCAAGGTAATTTACTATGTTCACAGCTAATACGATCAGCTTGGCTTGGTGTTGGAGGTGTTGTTGGGTGACTATGGACAACCGCAGTTATTTCTCCCAATCTGTTTGCTTTTACATAATCTTCTGGGTTCAATATAAATTCCTGATGGTTTGTTATTGCTAAATTTTGACAAGGATAGTATTTATGTTTGCCTTTAATATTTAATAAAAGTCCTACAGCTTCTTTAGGATCTTGGTCTTTCGCATGAACCAATGCATCATCTTTCCAACTCATTGATTAAACGTACCAATACTAGGAAATAAAGCACGGGTACATTGACGTTTTGGTGCTCGAACTCCAGCCATATCAATAGCTCCTGCTAATTCAAATTCTACTACTTCTCTATTTTCTGTTGTTTTTCTATCAATTACATATATTTGACGTTTAAATTCTGCTGTAGGATCTGGTGTTCCTAACGGATTAGAACTTCCTGAAAAATTAACAGCATCTAAAAATCTTGCCATTGTTCTTATTCTTGTAACAGTAGCACCTGTTAAATCATTACCAGTTGTTGTTTGGTTAACGGTTAAAAGTATTGCTGATATTGTTCCCAATGCGTTACTTACTATAAGTTTTGGTCTAGGAATCTGACCACGTTGATAAGCAAAACCATTCGCTTCTATTGGAAATCTTTGATAAGCATTACCAGCCCAAACTATTTCTCCATTCGCATTAAGGTTAGAACCAGAATGAAATCTATAAGTTGTAGTCGCACCATGTAAAGAGTTGTCTAACTGTAATGTAAATAGTTCAATGATTGCAGAGGGATTTATTTTTTGAACTTCACTAAAAACAGGAGCAGTACTCATGGTTCAAATACCTCTCTAAATGTAGCTTGTATTCTTGCTCTATTTAAATAAGGAATAGATTTATTCCAACCTTCGCATACAAACTTAGAAGAGCTAGACTCACCTGGTGGAGTAAAATCAAAGCTAGCTTTATCAAGTGCTCTTGCATCTAAAAATGTTTCTATAGTATCTGAATCTGTTTCTGATACTTTAAAAGTAAGACTATAAACTTTAGGATTCTGATGTTCTGCGAGGCCAAAAAGTATGCGGTGTTCATAGCCATCAACAAATTTTACTGTCCTAGTTTTTGGTGCGGATTTTTTTTGTACTCCGTAAGTAGGTGCTATTGAAGGAAAAGTAGCCATTATGCAAGTAAACCTCCAGGTCTTTTTTCATTAATTAATTCAGATTGTACTGCGACAGATATAAGACGACCAAGTTCTCTACCTCTATCTTCATCACCTTCAACAGAAGAACCAGAAGCATCTACATTAACGACTACATTTGTAGAACCTCCAAGAGCATGGTTGGGTGTAATTGTTCCAGAAACAGATGGTGTGAATAATTCTGGCCCACGTTCTCCAACTATAGAAGGTCTCCCAACAGGAGGTCTTCCACCAGCAGCAAAAGTTGGAAGATTTTTAAATATACCGCCTGCTCCACCAAAGACATTAAACAATAGGGTATTTATTCCGAGTTGCATAAGTTGTCTTCCAATATTTTGTAAAACTCCTACAGCAGCTTCACCTAATGTTTTTGCTCCCATTGCAGCATCTGTTAAAGCATCAGTAATACCAGTTGCAATACTATCTCCAATTTGTTCATATATATCTGCTTGTTCAGTTAATGTATCATTTAAAATTTTTGTTTTATCTATTTCAAATTCAGTAGCTAATAATCCTATTGCTTTTTCTTTATTAATTATTTGTTCATTACCTATTATTTCTCTTAATTGATCCATGTGTAAAAATTTTCTTTCCAAAATTAACCTATCTTTTTCATCTTCAGTTTCTTTTAACTGTATTCGTCTTTGTATTTGTTTTGTTATATCGACTTCCATTAATCGTGGATCTTTTTTATCTGTTAGTGGTTTGTTTTGATCTTCAATTAAATCTGAAATTGTTTTTGGTGGATTTTTTGGTCGGCCTGTTTTAGAGTCATAAATTATACCATTAACTTCATATGTACCTTTAGAGGTATCAAAACCCCTATCTAATAAGTTTTTACTTATTCTTTTTTGTTCTTTTAATTTTTTATTTTCTTCTTCTAATGCTGCTATATTTTGATAAGCTGCTGTTTTACTACGTTTTCTGGCCATTTCATTTTTAATTTTTGAAATAGTATTATCGTTTGTAGCAATAGCATTATCTATTTGAGCTACAGTTCCTTTATCTAAAATTTTATTAAATTCTTTTTGTTCTTTATTTGCATCAATATAATGTCCAGCAATGCCAGCTATTGCTAAACCTAATAAAGCAATACCTGCAGTTACAGGTCCAGTAAGAACTATTCCAAATTTTGCTAATGTTGCCAATAATGCTGCAAAAGTTCCTTTTATGGCAGTAGCAAGCGGACTTAATATAGTAAAAGCAGTTATCGCTGCTGTTGCTCCAATTACAACTGCAGTAAAACCTTTTGGCAAAGTGTTAATAACTTCACTAAAACTTGTCAACCCTAAAGTTAAAAGCTTTGCCGTTGGTAAAAGTGTTTGACCTATTGTTATTTGTAAATCTTGTATCTCATTATTTAAATTTTTAAATACTTGTGTTGGATCATTTTCTAATAATGCTGCAAGCATTGGTGCACCCTCATTACCAATTTTTCCTAAAGCTCGGATAACAACTTCACTTGTAATTTTTCCTTGACTACTAAATTCTTTTAATTTACCAACAGTCGTACCTAATTCATCTGCAACAGGTTTTAAAAGAGTTGGAATTTGTTCTGAAATACTTCTAAATTCATCTCCTTGTAATCTTCCAGAACCTAATGCTTGTGCTAATTGTCTAAAAGCATTTGACGCTTCTATTCCTGTTGCACCAGCTAATTTAGCAGCGGTATTAAATCCTATGAATGTTGTTCTTATGTCTTCTACACCTACGCCTAGAGGTGCTAGACGTGCAGTTATATTCGTTACTCCTTCGAGTGCTTCTATAGTACTGATACCAAATAATTTTTGAGCATCAGTAGCAATTTTTTGTGATTTAGCAAAGGTCCCACTTTCTTTTGTAAGTAATTTTAATCGTAAATTTAATTTATCAAAATTAGCAGCCGTTTGTATTGATCTCCTACCAAATTCAGCCAAACCAACTTGAGCTATTACTTTCGATAATCCGTTAAATCTTGTAGTTATACCTTTTGTTGCTTTGTCAAATCTTTGAAATGTTTTGCCTGCTTTTTGTGCTTGCTCATTAATTCTTCTTAAACGACTACTCGCTTTATCAACAATATCTATCGTAACGCCAGCAAATGCCATTTATTTATTTTTTTTTAATTCTACCTTGAACGCTTTGCTTTATCAAATTCTCGTTTTTCTTTTTCTCCTTTGTTTTGATAGTATGCAGCAAAATATATAAATTCATTATTAGTTAATTCCTGTCTTAATCTACTTACTGTCATTTTTAATTCTGTTGCTAGGAAAAACTCAAACTCTAACCAGTTATCCCCCTGTATTATTTTTTTGCTTCTTCTAAAGAAGTTTCATTTTCAATACCAAATACAAATAATTCAATTTCATTTAAAATATTTTCGGGAATAAATGATTGTAATTGTGCTATATCTCCCAAAACAAATGCTTTCTGACCATTTTCTTTTTCAGCCATTTCTATGAGCATCATAGTAGATTGTTTTAAAGCATCTGTTGGATCTGCTAATTTTTGAACTTTAATTCTATTTGCTCTTGTAATTGGTTTAAAATATAAATCAATCAGTGGACTTCCATCTGGTTTATTTATAGTGTATTTTCTTCTTTGATTTAAGTCAAAAGTTTGAGTTAATAAATCAATTGCTCTTTTTTCAGACATAAATTAAATTGCAGAAGTAATTGTACCGTTAGTTTCAAATGTAATATTGACTATTTGTATTTCTCCAATAGTTGCTCCATAAGTAGCATTATTAATAATCCCAGCAAAACTTATTTTTTTAGCTGACTGTGCTGAATCAGGAAATAATTCGAACAATGCGTCACCAGCATCGCCTGTAGTTACTATATCATCAATAAAAGCTTGATAGTCAGAATTTCCAGAAGGGTCATAAAGTAATTCACAAGAACCTGATCCATCAATTAAACCACCAATACGACTTTTAAAAGTATCTCCCATCTTCGTTGTTTCCATTGTATCTTTAGTTATATCTAAAGACCAACTTCTTAAACTGCCTATGTCTGCTTCAGTCCCACCAGCATTTTCGAACATAATTTTACCAACATCGCCTTTAATAGCAGCCATAATAAAAAAAAGAAGTATTAATTAATATATTAACCTTTTTTCTGATTATTTTCTATTTGTTTAATAAGTTTTTCTTTGCTTTGTCTTTTATCTAACTCTATTCCTAGTTCTCTACCTTTTTCTTCAAGCTCATTTTTTGTTTTGTTTTTAAGATTTTTTTGTTTTTCTAAATATCTTTTACAATGTGGATCCCAATAATTTGCTTCTCTCCGACCTTTAACAGCTTCTATTGCATCAAGCATTTCTTCTGTTATTACAAGTTTTGGCATAACTAAATAGTTTCGTATATTTCAAAGTCTACACTAATTATTGATTGAAAATAACCTTCAGGAGCAGTGCTTTGTAATAAAGTTGGTCCATTAGGAGCATTAAATATAACATCAGATACTGTTACTTTATTAAACAAATCTCTTATGCGTTTGCCAATAATTAAATTTGAACCTGAACCAACTCCCGATTTTGTAAAAATATTAAATATTATTGTTCCATTAACAGTATTTGTATTAAATGCAGAATATTCTGTTTGGCCAAAATCTACTAAACATTGTACAAAATTTTTATCTATATCTGGTTTAAATGGCATGTTATTAAAAATTACTGTAACAGGAGGAGAATTTATTAATTCAGTTTCAACTCTATTTTCTATCGTTAAACGAACTGTATTTAAATTTATAGTTGTCATTAGTTTTTAGACTGTACTTTTTTAATAATATTAGCAACTGCTGTAACTTCTTTTAAAGGCCAGCCTGCAACTCTGTTACTATCTTTCGATCTAAAAGAATTACCCCAAGAAGGAGGAGTATTTGTTCCAAAACAAACCGCTTCGGCATATGGTAAAGGGTTAATTAAACTATAGGTTTGTCCCGTTTTTTCTTTTTTATAATTAATACGAAATGGAGAAATAATTGTAGATTTACTATTACTAAAAGGTCCACCTAATATTGGAGCAGTTTTTTTATTTTCGGCGAGTTGCCAATTCATTCTAAAACGGCCTGTATCTACTGGTGATGCTTGTTTTATTCTTGAATCTAAAGTAAAAACAGCTAGTCTAATTAATTCTGTATATTCATCTTCGAAAAAATTACCAATATTTTTAATTTTAATTTTTTTCATGCTCTCAAATATAATTTATATTTAATTTCTTGATTATCGTTTTCTGTAGTTACAATTCTAATAATTTTATAATTAATACTTACAATTGTAACCTCTTCACTTGTTGTAGGTACAAAGGTTAGATCAGAAGCTGCAATAGAACATATTTTGTCAGTTTCTTTTATTAAATCATTTACCTCTCTTTGGTTTACATTTTGTAATATTCCTTTTATAGTTACAGAAGTTTGTGACTTAACAACAGTACCATCTTCTACATTGTAAGCACTTTGTGTGGTTCTTTTAATAGTTATATCACCGCCAAATTTACCCAAAACGGTTGAAGATATTTTACTTAAACCCTTGGATAATCTTGACATTATAAACGATAAGCAATAACAGAACCGCTTGATAAAGTAAATCCAGTAATGACTCCACAAAGTTCACAACTAGCATTTAATGTAATGCTTGTACTTGCTCCATCAATATTTTGAGCAGTTAATGATGCAATAACAGTATCTTCATTTGCTTGTAATTTACCAAACCTCCCAGTATGTGCACTTTGGTCTTTAACAATTTTTGCTGATGGGTATTCGTAAGCCATAGTTAACTCCTTTTTACATTTATTGTAGCTGGTCCACTTATTCTAATGCCAGCTAAGTATTGTTCAATTATAGGTGGTATTCGATTTGCACCTACTGCACCATAAAATCTAGGTTTTACATTTAAATCGCCAATAGATACTTCATTAAAATCTTCAAAACCACTTAAATCAAGTCCATCTTTATTATTATTTAAATAAACAGCTAAATGAATTTGCGCGTGTTTTACTCTTTCAGGTATTTCTGTGTCGGCATAAAAAGCGGGTTGCAAATTACTAGGATATAAAGCATTAAATGTACTCGAGTATGTATATGGTTTTTTTACTCCAGATCTTGGCCACTCCAATGCCTGCTCATCATTTGTCCTCGCACCTAAAAACCGTTCTCGGTCTATTCTTTGAGCAGCACTAAAAAGTGCACGATTTTTTTGGTCAGTTGTACTGGACGCCCAAGCAGTTACATCGTCATTTTCTATAAGGCCGTCAATAAAAGCTTGAGCAGCAGTTATATCAACGTAAGTATTAGCAGTCGCAGCTCCAACTGTATTAACTAATGATATTGCCATTTGTTTTTAATTTAATTGGCTTTTTTTGTTTTTTTGGCTTTGGTGTAAGAGAAGCTGCCTTTTGTTTAGCAGCCTCCCTTTCCCTTAATCGCCTAAATGTGGCAACACCCATTACTTTCTAAACGCACTGACAGCAGTCGAACTAGTAACTCTAAAAATAAAAGTTCCAGATGTGTCTGCAGTTATGTCTGGTTCACCAACGATAGTTACGTTAGAACCAGCAGTAAGTGTATATTTATGAGTTGATGCAGCCTTGTTGACAACAGTTAACTCAAAACATTGACCTACTTTGTTTTGAATACCAAGAGCAGTAATAATTTCAGCTGCAGTTGGTGTAGTAATAGTCCTATTACCTGTAGGAGTCCCGTCAACAATACCTTCAATCAACTCAGCAGTTGTTAAAGTCATTGCTCCGTTTTCCGTTTTGATAACTTTTGTTTTAGTAAGTTGACCAAAAGGAGGATTTTGTAATTCGAAAATACTAGCCATGATGTGTTACCTCTTAATCTAGTGGTGATGTTACTGTAGCTCTTACGATACCAATATTCTTGGTTTCATAAACTTTGCTCCAGTTAGTAGCAACTTCTAGCTGTGTTCTTGTTGGGTTTGTTGTTGTAACGCCCCACTTAATACCTATTGGGTGATAAATGTATGCGTGTTTAAATGAAACAACATCTTCAAAAGCAAGAACGTCTCTATCGACTAAAGTTTCTAAAGCTGCTTGTTGACCTGTAGCTACACTTCCTTGCGAGAAGAAAAATACAGCGTACTCAGTAGATGCTCCAGTACCAGATTTAGGAATGTCGTCGGAAACAACTATATTCATTCCCATATACTGTGGAACTGAGACATCACCATAAGCACCGGCTGAAGAACCGCCAAAAGCATTAACAGTACTTGCACCTGAAGGGGCAGTACCTAATCTAGCTTCTGAATTAGTAACGTAATCTAAGGCTCTACGCTCTTTTAAGGCATAAAAAACTTTAGAGTGCATTGCTATTGTTGTAAGCTTGTCACCCTGATCGCCTAGTAATGATTGAGCTTTAGCAACTGTTCCAGCACCTAATGCTGTAGGAGTATCGCCTGACTCAGAATCAATACTAAGTTCAAATAAAGCAGAAGAACTATTATTAGCAGTTAAAGAACCAAAAGCTCCTGTAAGACAAGAATATAAATCTTTTTGCTTTTCATTATTAATGTAAGCACCAAGTTTTTGCCTTATTGCACTTATTGGATCAGGTGAATTAGAACCAATTTTTTGGCCGGCAAGTTGTCTTGCAGAAAAAGCATCGCCCGAAGTAAGAACTACTCCAATTTGGCTGCTTTGTTCTATTTTACTAGGAGTTAAAGATGAACTATCATCTAGCCTTGTATAGTTACCACTTAAATTCGCTTTATAGAAAGGAATATTGACGAAATTTCCGCCATTAGTGGAACTTAAATTTAATTCTGGCAAAGGAGCTACTACACCACTTTGTAAGAAACTATCTCTTAAAGTAGTCTCTTCAATAATGCTTGCAGCAAACACCTCTGGCACGATTATGTCAGATAAGTTTGTGGCCATTTTAATGAAATGGTAAATTTACAGAGTTAGGCACAGCCTCCTTAACTTCAGCACAGCTTCGATTAAGTTTTCAAAACCAGCACAGCCAATTTTATTTATTATTTAAACTATAACTTGAAATTTGTTATTTGTAATCTTTTGCAACTTTTTTTGCAGCAAGCCAAGCTTCACGCCCATATTTAGCATGAATTTCATGTGCGGCTAAATCTTCTCCATTAGCTAACCTTTTCATTAAGTTTGTATCAACTCCAGCTATGGAAGTAATACTTTCACTTTTACCGATAGGTGCTCCACTTCCTACTGGCTGTTGGTTTTTTAAAGCCCAAGGTTGAAGTTGTTCTTTAACAGCTTCTTGTAATGGTTTTGATGTAAAACCATCATTAGATAAATAATTAATAGATCCATCTTGTTGAACTTGTATTTTTTCTTTATCTAATTTACTCATTGCATAAGAAGGGTCATGAACTACTTCTGATAAAATATTTACCGCAGGTGTAATAAGTTTTAAATCTTTTAATTCATTCTTTAAAGTTTCTATTTCATTATCTTTTTTTTCTATAACTTCTTTAAATTGCATTTCCCTTTTATTTAATGCTTCTGAATAATTACCTTTTTCTTCTAGTCTTTCTTGCTCTACTTTTTGTTTAAATTCAATTAATGCCTGTACATCGGTTCCTTCTGGTAATGTTGCAACTTTTTTAGCATTAGAAGCTATTTGTTGTTTTTCTTCTATAATTTCTCTATTTTTTCTTTTCAACAATTCTATTTCTTGTTTCAACGCAGCTTCGTTTGAAGGAGTTTCCGTTGTTGTTTGAGGGGTTTCTTCAGTCATAAAGACATTATATTTGTATTTATATTAGTTATACTACCATTTTACTTTATCTGCCCAGTATGCAGCACTTGTTTTTCCTTTAGCGATATTTTTAGCGTGTCTAGCTTTAAAACTTTTTCGTTTTGCTTTATCGGCATCCGACTCTCCTTTTTTGGGAGGTTTTGTTTTAGCTCCTTGCATACCGAAACGGATTAATTTTAAACCGGTTCCTTGTTTTATAACAACAGCGTGTGACTTACCGCTTTTATGGTTAGGGGTTTTAATAGGTTTATTAACGCCTGAAAACGTATGGCCTCCCCTCGTAATTGCCATTACTTTTTCTTTTTAGGTGCTGCTTTTAATTCAGAGCGTTTTTTTAATACTTTATTACCTGTAGATTCAGAAATAATTCTTACAATGGGATCTTCTTTACTTCCGACTCTAGTTACGGTTCCTCCGGAAGGTCCTTTAATAGAGGCTCTTTTACCTCCACTTCCGGTAACCTTACCGAAAGTTCTTTTGCCGCCATACATCCAACTTACTCTAGAACCTGTTTTCATTTTTTCTTAGTACCCTTTTTTACTTTTTTCTTTTTAGCTGGCCTTCCGACTTTGGAACCATAAGTTCCTTTTCCCATAGGAGCCATAATCTTAGATGCAGTTAATTTAATTTTACATCTTTTTTCTTTTTATGTCTCTTTTTTTACAAAGAGTTTTCTACTCCTAATTCTTCTAGAGTTAAAGTTGAGCCGTCAGATCGAACAAAACTTCTAAATACTTCAGTCGGGTTTTTTTTAGTACGCAATTCTTCTCTATATATTTTTGATTTTTGTATTCCAAATACTTTATTTTGTGTAGCTATATCTTGTTTACTTAACCACACTGCATAATTTTCTGATGCTGGTATAAGTTTTCCTCTAGTAGATAATCCTGTTTTACTAGGTCTTTGTAATCCTCCTGTTAAATCATCTTGATCTAATCCAAATTTATCTAAAAATTCATCTTTAATAATTGGAACTATTGTGGAACGACAATTAAAATGTTGCGGAGGTTGAGGTCCTTTTCCCATTTCGAATATTTGTCCATCTAACCGACCACAGATGGCTGAAGTTCTACTATCTAAAGTTGCAACATATTTATAGCGATCTACCATATCTGAATTTGCTTTAAAAACACTATTTATTGCTGAATTACTTACTTGGTTAATACTGGTTCTTACAATAGTGTCGATTTGATTATTAGCAATAGTTGTTCCAATACCTCCTTTGGCTTTTATTTGTTCTAGAGTTCCGACAGCTTCAAAATTTAATTTTCCACGCAAATCTTTAGCTATTTCAGCAGTTGTTTGATTAGAAAGCAATCCAATTCTTACGGTATTAGTAAAAACTTCTGACTGAGATGCAGCAATTCTACGAAAAGCTGTTCTTACATTTACTCCATTAGGTAAATTAATTACGGCTCCTTCTCTAGCAGTTAAACTAAATTTTGGTATTGTACTTGTTTGTACAACAAATTCTTCTGGTAAAGTAAACACATTTATTTGGCGTGGGTCAGTATTCACGACGCTTTGTGCAAATTGTGGACTAATTTCTATTGTTCTTACTGCATTTTTTGTTCCAGTACTTGGTAATACTTTCGTTAGTTGTTCTTTAATAAATTCAGATTGAAGTTCTGCTAAACCCTGTAATTCTTGAGAAATAACTACGGAACTATTTTCTGCCCATGTATTTAAACTTTCTTGCAATTGTAGTAATATTGTTCTTTGTCTATTTACAGCCGAAGGAGTTAATGTTAGTTCCCCAGCGTCATATTGTTTTAATTGATCCGTAATTTTTACAATTATATTATTATATTCTTTTACTATTTTTAAAGCTACTCCGTTTTCATATCTATTTAAATTTATAGCATTTCTATATAATGCTTCTGGTATTCTTTGTTGTTCTATAGCCATTATTCATTTTCAGTAGTTGTAGCTAGTTGGTCTGTTTCAATGATTCCTCCCATTTGCGTTTTGTTTAGCATCTGTTCTATATCAAAATCTTCACTTAGTACTTCTCCTTCAACTAATTTTTTTAATAATTCTTCCTGGTCTATTACTCCCTGTGCATATATTTTTAATAAAGCATCTACACCTTGTGGTTCTAAACTAGTGTCAACAAAATCTCTATTGACAAAACTAGTACCAGAAACACTTTGTTTTAAAAAAGCTGCATGATACTTAAGGCAATTATCCAGTAAATCTTGTATTTGTTGAGATAAAACCATCATAGTGCTATCACCTTGTGATCTTTGTATTCTTTTACTTTGCGCAGTTTCAGCCGACATTTTTTGTCCAAGTATTGCAGCCAAACCAAGTTCGTTGATTTGATATTCTAATTTTTCTATTCGTTCTTTTTGTGCTGTAAAACTATTCCCTGTTGGTTCTATATAACTTGCACTACTACCTTCAGGTAACGAAAGAGCTTCACTAGGTCCGGCACTTACTTCTTCAGCCGCTGCGGGAAAGCCAAAAAAAGCTAACATAGGAACCGCACTTATATGTAATTGATTATCATAATCACTTTGTATCTGATAACTTTTTAAATTTAGTTCAGCAATATCTTCTAAAGGCGGTCTACTTTCATAAATACCAACTTTATTAGAATAAGCAACAGAAAAAGGAATAAAATCTAAACTTGTTATGCCTTCGTCTACTTGTTTAAAATCTCCATCATCATTCCTTTGAAATAATTTAAAACTATTTGGTTCTAAAACTCTTATTTGTTCAACAGTTTCTTCACCATATATCCCTTTAGGTTTTACAACTCGTTCAGTTAATCTGAGTTGTGTTAACTTTCGTTCATTATCTTTTACTTCAGTACGCCAACCAATAATATCTCTAGGAGTATATGGTATCCAATAAGGTCTTCCTCCATTAGCCGGAGCATCTACTAAAACTCCAACATGGCCATACCTAATACAAAGCCTACTAATGTTATATACAAAATTTGTTAAATTATTTCCTTCTAAATCAACATTAAATAACTGCTCTTCTATCGTTTCAGGTACGTCTGAAAGCCTCACTGGTTTACGTGTTAACATACCAGCCAACATCCTTTCCATTCGTAAAAGGTAAGGAGGTACAACGGATCTGCTTAAACGAACGTCATAACTTTCGTCTTCTTCTCTAGGTTCTTGTTTTAAATATATACGACTTTTACCTCTTATTTTACTAGTTCCTTCTATTAAATCCTCAATAAGACCCCAATGACTTTGCATATCTCGCCAAGCTTGATTCTGCTGCTGAACTTCCGTTACTTCTATATCAAAGCTATCAATTTTATTTTGAAAGAAAGAACTATACATCGTTTTACATTAATAATATCAGGTCTTTAATATATTCTAATACCTGTTTTGTTCCCTGCCCTACTATAAATCATATTAAACTCCCTGTAACATAAATAACCTAAAGCATCGTTAAGGTGATCATAACCGTTTTGTTTGTCAGGATCACCTGTTTTTTCATCATAACTTTGAAGTTCTAAACATTCAATTAAGCGTCGGCAACTGGCATGAATCTCCAGACGCACCCGTCCTTTGGAGTTTTCCAATAATGCTTGTAATGTTTGTACTCTATCCTTGATTGGCGGATTGCTTCGTAACGCCATATTTGTGAATCCATAACTTTGCAAAATTGCAATATCAGTTTTGGAAGCATTAATTGTTGACCTCGCTGCACCACTTGCATCTGGATAAACTAATATTTTATTAAAAGGATAACGTCTTTTTATTTCTGTAGCTAGAGCATCTGTGTCTTTTTGTTTTGTTACTTCATCAATTACATATAATTTATCTCCAGCAGTAACACAAATAGCAGCATTACAATTCATTACGTTAAAGTCAATTCCAATTTTTAATATTTCATTTTCAATAGGGAACGGTAATTCATTTATTAAATGTTTATTTCGATCAAAACGAGAATATACAGCCCCAGTAGTAAGGTTGACCCATTGACCTAGCAAGTAAGCTTTTATCAACTGCGGTGGATAATTCTCATACAAAGACGGAATGAAGGACTCAGGAAGGTAAGGATTATCACTCGATTTGGCTTGTATCAAGGCTGTATCAGATTTTTTATTCTTTTCAAATGTTTCAAATGCCCAGCCATGACCCTCTGGAGTTGTTGTTGCATAAAACTGTTGAACATTACCTGATCTAAGTCTTGCAAGTGCCATGTTCATTGCAGATTCCGCATCTCTTTTTGGAATAGTATCTGCTTCATCAAATCCCACTGCACAGAGATTCTGCCCTCGGAGACGTTGATATGTAAGCATTGTCCTTAACAAAATAGTATGTGTTCCTTCCTCCCAAGAAAGTTGGTACTCAGGTAAAGGTGATGCTCTGAATGTGTAAGGTATTTGCCATTGGTCTAATAATTCATTAAATGTACGAATTAAAATGTCTCTCAACATAGGCGCCGTTGGCTGAAAAACAGCAGATACATGACCAATATTTAAACAGGCAAGCATTACAGCTTTTGAACATAAAGCATATGTTTTTCCAGCACCAAAACCACAAACTAATGCAAGCTTGCGATGCTCCATGTCATCACAAAAGGTTTTTTGATGAGGTAATAAATCTTGATTAATACGATCTATTGTTTGTTGTGCTGTCGGTAAATCAAATGCCCCTATCTGATATAAAACTTTTCCAGGTTGAACTGTATCTAAAATGCTCACGAAATAATCTGTGCAAGTTTAGCTGCGGTATTGATCGCACCAAGAGCAATATGCAATTGACCTTTTTCTCTTGCTTCCATTTGTAACGTTGCAGCTTGTGCTAAAAGATTTGCCACCATTTCAGGTCTTTCCATATCCCAGTCGGCCTTCATCTCGGCTCTAGCAATCTCTAAATATTTATCAACAGATCTTTCTCCTACCCCCCAGTTCTCCGAAGCATAGCGATTACAGTCAGATCTACGGCCACCTTTAGCGATGATCTCGCCAAGTTTGCGTGACCTGATAACAGTTTCTAATTTTGTACCTTTTTTAGCCATTACATAGATGTTACACGCAAATGAGAGAATATGAATATTTCTTAATTT